AGGACAGCACACTTTGAATCAGAAATCCGCGGGTTTTGATCCCCGTAGGATAATGATGGTTACTTACTAATTATACACAATATAATTGTCCATGCCGAAAGGCAAATTAAATTGTAATTCGAGAGAGTTACGGTTTTTCGTCGATGACCATAACGAAGTTAGAAGTACTTGTCCTGCTGACCGCAGTAGGGAATTGAACAGGGCGACTTTAACGCAGTCGTCCTTCAACTTTTGTTGTAAATCCACCTCCACTGAAGTGGTGGTATATCTAGCCCCAGCTAGACGAATTTGATTTTAGGCTAAGTTTTGTCGATTTAGCTTTTATGCTGTGTGTGAAAACATATACTGATCACCAAAATAACCCTTGGGAAGGTTAAGCTTGGAGAACTACACCGTAATTAACGGTTTCAACCTGGTGAGGTTTATAATACACAAGTAGTACCTGTACTACGGAATTTTCCAGAAACAGGCGCCGTGGACGTTGATGCGTTAAATCAACACTTTACATTACAAGGGTTCCTCGTTCCCTAGTAACAAATACACAGTTGAGTTGTGCATGCCACCATAATGGGTTGCAACACGTTGCCTCTCAACGACTTTTACCTAAGAAAATGCAAGAACTCACATCTAGGCTGGCGTTTAAAAGCGTTTAGATGTTGTTTCATTTAGGGTTCTGACCTTTATGAAAATAGTGATGTACGACTGAGAGCAGTATTGTGATCGTAAGATCGCACTAGACTGCATTTGACGGTATCAGAATTTGAGAAATGGACGATTCAAGGATTAACCCCCCTTCTGTTCGAAAGGGGTGGCTACTTGAATGCGTGGCTTGTTTAACAGGTGCGAAAGCTTGAGCACCGAATTTTCGAGCAATGATTTAAGAACACAAATGGCGCTTGTAGTTTGGGTTAATAGCCCCGCAAGCATCAAAACAGCATGAAGTTACAGAAAGCCAAAATAAAAATCAGTTACCTTCTTCTTTACCATTATTTGGTGAGGAAGAAACCTTAAATAATAAAATTTCTCCAACCACTCGCATCGATTTCGATGCCTCCGTGGTTGGAAGTGAGGCTCAAGCGCCCTCGTGCGCTTCAGTTTCTTGTGAGAAGAATAGAGTTGTATCCCACTTACCTGTAATGGGAAGGAACTCTTTATTAGAGAAGGATTTTCGTGAAAATTTTGGGAAACTGCTAATGGGTTACAGTTTTCCATTGCACGATGAAATCAGTACAGGAAGGGATTTTACAGTCAAGACCAAAACCCATGGTGGCGGTAAGACCCCGCAATTCGTTCAAGACAAAGGTGACATTCCACATGATTCGGATGAAGCATCTTTTGAGAACATCAAGGCCATGAGAAGGAGCCAACACAGGCACTCCCGTAAGAAGAGGCGTGCTCGTAAAGACCGTATGCGGCCTATGAGTGGCTCAGACTTCGATTTCGCAAGCCTTATTGGACCATTGACATCATTGTTTGCGTCTTGGAAGGCGAATTCACTGTGGTCTTTGGCACCCATGATTGTTAGCGTCCTTGCCGACAATTGTCCACCCAATTTAGTGAAGTTTGTCACAACATGGATTGATGAGAAAGCTGACTTGCTACAGAAAGTTACCATAGACGATGTGACTACGTTCGCACAAAGTTTATTCTCTCAATGGTCGTTGTTTTCGTCAGGCCAGCTATTTGATTTGGCCAGCGATTTTGTGAACATGGTCTGCACTCTGGTGCTGGCACCATCCGAGTTTTTGCCAAAGATAATTCAAAAACGTGACCAGTTTTTCCGATATCTCTCTTCAGTCAAATCGAACTCCGGTGACGTTATTTCTTGGTTGATTACAACATTTGCTGCAGTTACCGCTTGCGTTAAAAAGTTTGCGGAATCAGGCAGCATAACAGAAGCTTTTTGTATGTGTACTCCGATACAAGAAGCAGTTGCCGCTTATGATGACTCTCTGTTACTATATAACAACACCATATTGGGATTATCAGACGTTGAGGACTTCAATCAGCCCCTACAAGACTCAATAGACAAAATTGAACGTTTGTCTAACATTATGAGTCCAGTTGATAGTAGGAGATGCGCTGCTTTTGTTTCGCGCATCAAGGCATGGAAGAATGAATTGAACGTCAAAGAGCAAGGCAAGGCGGCTCGCATACAACCATTTGCCATAGCCGGCACTGGTTCGACGGGGACCGGTAAAACAGGTCTATGTTACAATTTGATCCCATTTCTGCTGAAAAGCAACGGGTTTGGATACGCTGATAAGAACATAGCCACGCCTAATATGAGCTGTAAACACTGGGACGGCATCACTAATGAAGTTTTAGGAATGCATTGGGACGACCCCGATTTTATGAAACCAGATTACGCCCAAGATTCTGAGTACGTATTGAAGATGGGCAGAGTGCTAAACAACGCACAGTACTTGTATGACATGGCTGCCCTCGTCAACAAAGGCACCACAGTTTGCCATGTTAAGGCAGTTTGTTTGACCTCCAATGCGGCAGAGTTTGGTGTTGACGTAGTAGCCAAGGAACCCCCAGCGATCTTACGTCGTTTCCAGGTTCATTTGGACATTGCAGTGAAACCTGAATTCTGTCAAATTAAGGATAAGCAGTTATCAACTGTCATCGACTCAAAGAAAGTTGAGGATGTTTACGGTAACGCGCTTTTCCCCGATATTTACGAGATTACGGCATACGATGTTTTGGTAGTGGCCCGCAAGACAAACAAGCGGAAAACGCAATTAAAAGACGAAACTGTAGTTCATCAGACAGATCGCTACGCCTTTGTTGTGTCCGAACACGAGGGCAAGCGCATGCAAAAGATAGGCATACAGGAGTTGTTGGTTTTCTTGAAATTCCGCTCTGCAGAGTGGTTCAAATCCCAACGCAAGCTTCTTGAGCGCAGATCCGAACGAGATTTGCTTTTGTGTGATGGGTGTGGTTTACCGGACCCGCTTTGTGTGTGTGATATTCAGAATTCGCCGCCTTCCACTTCGTCGGGCGACGACAGTGAGAACGATGATTCCCAAGAAGAGGGCTCTCTGAGCTCCTTCACAGACAGTGTGGAATCAGAGTTTGTCAGTGAAGCAGATGGAGACAGCGTAGAAGAGGAACAAGACTACTTGATGGGCACTGTCCCAGAGCATAATTCAAGAAGCGGTTCTTTGCCTTGTCGAATTTGCAGACGCGGATTTGCGCCAAAGAGTCTTTGGGGTTATGTTGCAGAAGATGGTCTTAAGGCCGGCATTTGTAGATCTTGCCTCTCGAACACCCGCTTGCACTGCGACCGATGTGGCAGTAGGTCGTCCAAAGACGTTGGCATGAGAAAGAAACCGAAGCACCGGATAAAGGTACGAGAGTACTGCAAGGCGTGCACAATGCGGCCAGCGGCGGGTTCGACGCCGTTGTTAGCTGATACGCTTGATACCATAACGAAGATTATGGAGCGTGAAGCTATGGTGAACACTTTAAAAGACATCTCGACACGCAATCTACGCGATTTGATGGTGTGTTACATAAGGGATGGCAACGAGGCCGTCACGGCTCGAATACTCGCGTATAACACGTTCATATCACAACACTCTGCGCGTTTCCTTTCGGCCCTTCTTCGAAAATTTTTCTATTATGTTCAAATGAAGGGTTACAACACGTGGCAGATGTGGATTCCCGATGGTCTTGAAGACGGTGTGTTTGGCCATTACTTACATGCTCGTTCAGAGCCCGCTAAATGGTTGAGACGTTTAGACCAGACAGTTCTGACGGCTGGTGTTGTTTCGTCGGCCTACACATCCTACCGGAACCCTTGGTTAGGTGCAGCGCTCACCTTATCATGTGGATTTGCGCACTCGAAGTTGGGCCAACGACCAGCTAGCAAAGCCCTGTTGGCCTCACTTAAGGCTCGCCCCGCGCTAATTGAGAGTTCAGTTAACACGTGGCGATGGTTGACAAGCGATGAGGTACGCCGAAAGGTGCGCAGAGCTGTTAAGACAGCCATATACGCATCACCGCTCCTGATGTTATCGGTGCCATGTTTACCAGTAAGCGGGCTGATGTCCACAGTACATGCTATGGTCAGTCCGTTTACGTCTTTGCCGTGCATCGGCCTGTGCGCACGCACCGTTCAAGTGGCCTCTGGTACTATGATTTGGCTGCTTCGCCGATCTGGAATTGGCTTTTACCCCCAATTCACTGCACCCTATGTGCTTGCTCTGTATATGAGCGGTAGTTATTTGTCTGATAGGAAAGCTAATTACCAAGTGGGACGAGATTTAGCCAACGTCTCGGCAGTGTACAAAGGGACGTGCCAGGGTGACGCAATGAAGGCTTGGCGTAATGACACGTTACCATCACTATTGAAATTGGGAACTGTCGGAAAACTCATGACTACTTTTGCCGGTGTCGTTTGCGACATCCGATTGGCAACAGGAATTAAGCCGATGGGCGGAGTCTTGTCCATAGAGGACTACTCGAGTCTATCCGGTATGTCGAAGGAATGGTATAAGAAAGCATGGTATAGCGCCAATTTGGACACTATGCCCGTTGAGAAGAAGTGTGTACCGCAAGAGAATATTAACGTTTTGACAGCTAACTTGCTGCACATTAACAACTCTCGTTTGGGAGAAGGCTGTTGTGCCGTCGCGATACGCAGCAAAATGATGCTCGTTCCTGGACACATCTTGTCTGATGAGTACACACGTTACATCATTACCAGGAAGGACGATAACAAAGGGCTTTGTGGTAACGCGCGCGTAACCATATCCTTTCGCAAGAAGGACGCGCGGAAGGTGGCACCGGATTTGTTCTTGGTCGAACACACAACACTCGGCGACTTCAAGGATATATCCAAACATTTCATCTCCGATAAAAGCGTGGCGCACATACCCAGTAGCGCCGCCATGATTAAGCGTGACAGCGCCGGTGTTGTTCACACCTTCTCAGTCGAGAATATTGTTAAGGAGAATGTCACGAATAATGCTTTTGATATGAAGAAACGGCAGCACTGGGACGGATTGTCTTATAGGACAGACGGTGCTCGACCCGGTTACTGTATGTCAATTATCGTAACCTACGGAAATCCTAGTGTCGCTTTGGGTTTTGCGTTGGGTGGTTGTGATAACGGTAGCGGCCTTGGTGTGAGCACCTTCACATCGAGTCAGGACCTTCGCGATTATGCCAAGGCCTTCACAGACTCATCATCAACGATAATGACTCCGTGTTCCGGCACCTTGCCACAGCAGATGTACAACGTCAATTGTGTGATTCAAGGTGTTCACCCTAATAGCATCGCGGCCCACATGCCCGAAAGTCAATACAAGCTTTATGGCAGTTCCGGCAAAGTCAGCAAAGACTCTCACGATATAGTCGATACGCCGATTGCTGAGGCTGTTTACGAAAAGATGGACATAGGTAAACGCTGGTCGGCCCCCCCCTTGGAGGGCAAATACAGCGAGAGAAGACGGAAAGAGAAATGGCTACACACTCTTGAAAAATATGTCGAGCCCAAGGAAATGATAGAGCGCGAGATCCTAGATTTGGCGGTTGACGATTACCTGTATGGAATAGACGAAGTTATAGCCAACAATCCGCCTAGCATTTGCCGCTGTTTGACAGACCGTGAGGTTGTTGAGGGGATCGATGGGTGCGAGTTCATAACACCGCTAGACGCTAACACTTCTGTTGGTATTCCGCTCGAGAAGAAGAAACGCCACTACATGGAATCGTTCGACGATGGGGTTTGCCGACGTAACCGATTTGTAACAGAGCAATTTCGGGAGCAGAGTCTCAAGTCCGAGAAAGAATACTTAGCTGGTCGACGTGCGTACCCAATTAGCAAGACATTTGTTAAGATTGAACCAACAGACGTGACCAAGGAGAGGTGCCGATTGGTTTATGGCGCGCCGATGCACATGCAATGGACGGTACGGAAGAAATTTGGTGCCATCACTAAGTACATTTGCGAGAACCCTGATTTTTTCGAGTGCTCTGTGGGCGTCAACGCATTTGGTAAAGATTGGAAACGCATGTACGATCGCCTGGCAAGCAGAGGTTGCAGTAGATGTGTGGCCTTGGATTACAAGGCGTACGACGCAACAACGTCCAGTCAGTTGATACAAGCTGCTTTCGCCGTGCTTATCGCCATAGCGCGTAAACTCGGTTGGTCCGAAGAGGACATTAAGATAATGGAGGGTGTTGCTGCCGACATAATGTGGCCTGTTATCAACGCCAATGGCGATGTGATGCAATTGTTTGATGGCACTATCTCTGGCCATAGCCTAACCACGCTAATCAATTGCATAGGAAACAGCCTTAGTCTACGGGTTGTATTTTACACGCTATATCCGATGGGCCAGGTCATGTCGTGGACCGGCAATTACTCGCGCTGTCACTTTCGCGATTACATTGTCGCGTATTTCTACGGAGACGACTTGGTCGCAACAGTTGACCGCTACTTATGGAAGTTCAACAATCATGCCATAGTAGCTGTTCTGGGCGCATTAGGGCGCACTTTAACTAGTTACGACAAGAAAACGAAGATCGCTAAGTTTGACAATTTGAGAAATATCGAATTTCTCAAACGAGCTTTCAAGTACGACCGCCAATTGCGTACTATTGTTGGGCCCCTGAACGAGGCCTCAATATACAAGCGCTTGGTCTGCGTACACAAACCAACGTCACCCAACACTATGTATACGTTGTTGGGCGACAATTGTGAGTCCGCCTGTGCAGAATGGTTTTTGCATGGCGAACGCACTTTCAACTCAAGACGGAAGGTCTTAAAACAAATTTTGAGCGAGCATGACGACGCTTTAGTGTCTGTTGCTTGCTTACCGGCTCTGCGCGTGTCCTATAAAGAGAGACTGCGCGTGTGGAAGTCGTTGTATGGGTAAAACCAAAGAAATTCCAATCATTTTACCGCTTCGTGGTGTTTGGAAGACAGTTCACTCGACGGGGAACTCGTTATAACGAAGCAAACTTGTGCGACATTGGTTCGTGTCGCACTCTGTACATACTGGACCGCAAAATACATTATACACTTTATACAAACATTTTTATTACAATTATTATATTTATTACGATATTTATTTATCAACACAGAACACAAGATGTCCCCGATGTCTGGTAAGCTTGAGAACGTCGAGATAGCCGAAGTTGCAGATGAGCAAGACGATGCTCACTGTGACCAGGCTCTAGATGGTTTCGGTGATTTACCCGGCGCGTCCGATGCCTCGCTAGGCGAATTTTTTAGTAGGCCCGTGAAAATTTACGATGCCGATTGGTTGCCGACAGCAAACATATTTGAGATGATCGATCCGTGGAAATTGTTTTTTAGCAACCCGCGCATTGAGAATCGGCTGACAAATTTCAAGCTTTTGAGGGCCAACTTGCGCGTTAAGGTTGTCATGAACGGCAACTCCTTTTATCAAGGTCGCCTTATGATATCCTACAATCCTTTGGCAGCAGACGACGAATACTTTAGTAACGCTCCTCATTGGGGCTACAATATTCGACTGTACCAGCGCCAGAAGATAATGTGCGATCCGTGTCAATCTACAGGTGGCGAGATGAAGCTACCGTTTATTTGGTACAACGACTATCTGGACGTGGTTAATCTACATCAACAGTTAAAGTTGATGGGCTCTCTTACTTTGCGCACATTGTCGCCGTTGCGACTTTCGACGGAGTCCGCGCCCACCACTGGCGTTTCCATATCGATCTTTGCCTGGGCCGAAGATGTTGTTGTCGGTGGTTTAACAGCCACTGACATGAAAGGTTTATCCCCGCAAGCAGGTTCTTCAGATGAGTACGCTGGTGGTCCCATAAGCAACCTTATGGCCACAGTGCGAAACATCGCCAGTCCACTCACTTCTGTACCGTATATCGGCTCTTATGCCCGTGCCACTGAAATAGCCTCCGGTGCTATTGGTTCAATAGCCAAGTTGTTCGGGTTCTCAAAGCCCAATGACTTAGAGGAGCCCAACCGGATGCAACCTCGGCCCATATATAGTCTTGCCACTACGGAGGGCCAGGACGGTTCGCTTAAACTTACGTTGGACCCCAAGCAAGAGGTTAGCATAGACCCAAAGCTTTGGAATTGCGATGGCAAAGATTGTCTAGCCATTAACAATATCGCTAGCGTCGATTCGCTGTACGCCTCATTTGAGTGGAACGGTTCTGATGACCGCGATCACAGGCTATTTAGCACTTTGGTCGATCCTTGTGTTAATCATAGCACTAATGGTAAGATCTATATGCCAGCCTGCTGTGGCGTCACCTTACCTTTCGACTTTTGGACTGGGTCATTGGAACTTACTTTTGAAGTAGTGGCGTCTGCGTTCCATCGTGGCCGGTTGGGCGTTGTTTACGACCCTCATCAAGCCTCACCAACATATGAGGCCAACACCGCTTACCAGCAAATCATTGACATTTCTGAACACCGTAAGTTTACTATACGGGTTGGGCCTTCGCAAGCCCAAGCGCTGCGCAAGCACTACATACCTGGTGTTTATGGAAGCGATCAGGATTTCCCTTTAGCATATGGAGGACATTCTGATATGATACCAATCACAAGCGCGAACATCAACCCTGGTGCCGTCGACTCGAGCGACGTCGTTTTGAGCAATGGCATAGGCAACGGCGTTATTTCGGTTTAAGTTATCAACCGACTGGTTGCTTTAAATTCTGCAACAGTACCTAAGGTCGACATACTCGTAAGCATTAAGGCTTGCGAGGATTTTCGCCTTTTCGTACCGAATAACCGTTTGAACAGCTACTGC